GTGAGGTGTTCGGCCTTGCCCTGACCGACCCGGACTCGAAGCTCACTGTCGATGAGCTCCTTCATGCGCCCCTCCTGGAACCTCACGTAGACAGGGTTCCGGGACATGATGGACGAAGGGATGGCACCGAGGCGCTTGAAGCCATTCTTGATGGCAGCATCCAGGATGTTGCCAGGCTGGTGCTTGCCCCACAGTGCAGTCTTGTCGAGCACTTCCTGGCCATGAACAACCGGGAAGTCCTGAGCCGGAATGGCCCTCTGAAGGTCGGCCCTGGTGACGTCCTCCCCATTGAGGAGCTTGGCACGTAGGCCGGTGGACTCCGGAAGGTACTTGTCGAGAGTCATTCCCAGCTTGTTGATCAGAGCGTCGACATCCCTGCCCTGTCCGCCGATGTCCTTCAGGTGCTGCTTGCCAGCGGGGGTAGCAAAGAACCGACGAGCGGCTTCGCCCGTAGAGTCCTGCATGATCAGCCGGAAACCCTCATCCTGGGCAAACTGGCGGTTGACTGCATTGAGCCATTCGCCCATGTGCTGGGGCTGGTCGGGCGTGATGTAATCCCAGGAACCTGAAGTCATCAGACGTTCCTTATCAACCGCCTCAGTGCGAGCGTAGATAGCCGAAGCCGCTACGTCGCCCTCGGCGTCGAACTGGCCACGACTGATCGGGTTAGCCCACTCCTTCGAGAACGCCTGAGGGATCTTCATCCCCTGATGCTCGAAGGTCTTCTCTCCAACGCGACGACCGGTAGAAGCGATGGCGCGCTGAAGGACGTAGTTCGAATACTGGGAGAACTCATCGATCACCGCCCCATGGTCGTCGATGCGCTCGGTAAGGTTTGCAATCTTCTCGTTGTGCTGATCGAGAGCGGTCTGGGACCGCTTCGGCAGGGTGGACTTACCGGCATTGTTGGCAATGATGCTGTCACGCTTGGCAGTGAACCGCTTCAGCTCAGACTCGATCTTGGCCTGAGCCTCGCGCTCCATCTTAATGCGAGCGTCGATGACAGGCAGAGCCTTGTTGACCCTGATGCGACTGGTTTTCATGACATCGAGCTGACCCTGGAGCTGGGATTTCTTGACGCTGTCCGTGGTCCCGGCAATCTCCTGCTTGAGTTTGGCCCTGCGAGCCCTGACGGATTGGATCAGATCCTCGTCGCCAAGCCTGACGATAGCCAGGTTGGACTCCACGCCCTTCCCTGTGGAGGGGGCGTAGCTGGTCAGGCCGAGTTCAGCACCAATGTACTGGCCCCGGTTGAGTACGAAGTTCTCTGCACCCTTGGTGCCACCGGCAACAATGTGCGACAAGAAGCCGAACTTGATGGCGGCCGCTGCCAGCTCTTCAGAGACCATGCGCGCAGTGTAGGCGGGGCGAAGAAGAGTGGAAGCCTTCCAGATGGTGTTGAGGCCATCCGCACTGGCGCGAGCAACGTCAGTAGCATTTCCGCCCCACTGGCGGAGCTTCTTGATGCTGCCCGAGTGGCGACCGAGAACCCGATTGATCTCTCGAATGGGAAGCAGACTGTCAGTCTGGGATAGCTGCGTCTTGGCGAGCGGGGAAACCGCCCAGCCAACGCCATCCTCGACATGGTCGACGGTCCTGCCAGTGGCATCCTCAGCAGACGAGAAGGCCTGCTTGGTGCCGAATCGATTGGAGCCCTTCGTCTTGGACATGAGCTTGTTTACCGTGTCCTCGACGCCGACTCGCGTCATGCCGTTAAGGATGTTGGCAACCTCGGAGTCAAGGCCGTGCACGTTCTGGGCCATGTGGTTCATGACCGTCTCGTGGATCTCCCCAAGAGCCCGACTCTTCGCCGTCTTGTCGCCCGCCGTGAGGTACTTGTCCAGCAGGCCGGAGCGTGCATCTGCACCAAGAGCGGGAACCTCTCGAAGCATCTCGTAGACGCGGTCTCCCGCGTCGGCGTCATTATGGTTCACTCGACCGACCGGAGTACGGTCACCGAATGCCTGCACCATGCGAATGGGAGTTCCGAAGAATCCCTGTCGCAGCCCCTCGGTCGAGAAGACACCCTTGCCAGCGCCCGCGAGGCGCTGCTTACGGTCTGCCATCTTGCTGGTGAACTTCTTGGATGCCGCTGTCTCTGTAGACCTGAACGCCCCTTCTCCCATGCGATAAGCCCTGGGGAGCGAGCCGAACAGGTGAGCTCCACGAACCGCCGTGGAGAACTCGTCGGCACCCTTGCCCAGGTTCTCGGCGAGTGCGGTGCGAAGCATGGTTCCGATGCCTTCGACCTGAGCAAGCTCCTGGTCGATCAGCTGAAGCTTGGCGGCCTTCCATTCATTGGCGTTCTTGGCGAACGCCTGGGAGACCATACCGTTAGCGTTGATCCGGAAGCCAGGCTTGGCAGCAACCACGGCCTTGGCAGCCTGTTCGTGCAGCGCCCTGGTCTCAGGAGACAGCGCCAGCCCCGGAGAGGGCGTGGCTCCAGCGGGAACCTTAATGCCTTCCTTCTCTGCGAAGTAGGCAAGCAGTGCCGGATTAAAGCTGGCGGAGTCGACCAACTTACGGTTGTCCGCAACGCGGCCAATGTTGTCCAGGACGTTCGAGCCCTTTGCTGCCAGTTCGCCAGCAGCGGCCGTGTCGCCCGCCACGTAGCGGTACATGGTCGGCAGGTCTTCACGAGCCGTGTTGGCCAGGACTGCGGAGATCTGGTTCTTGGCCAGGGCGCCCCGGCGTCCTCGGCCGAAGATCGGGTGCTGGGCGATCTCTGCCTGAGTCTTGCGAGCAGCGCCGTTAGCGCCGGGCGCTGTAACCCAGTCGAAGAACTTGGTCATCTTCTGGGAACCAGCAACCTCTTCGACCGTCTGTGGCTGCTTGCCCGCCAGCTTGCGAGCAGTCTCTACAACAGTGCCCTGCTTGCGAACAAGCTGACCACCGCGCTCGGTGTACTCGACGGACCGAATGCCCTTTACGGCGGCGCTAACGCCGCCAGTGATGTACGTGGTCGGGTCTGCGAACATCGAGATCATGAAGTCGGTGGCGCCAGTGCCAGCCGTATAGGTCCAGCCCTGCTTACTGCGCCAGTAGTCACTGTCGTAAAGGAAACGCTCGGTGTTCCGATTGACTTCCTCGTTGTTCTGCTTGAGGACTCCGCCACCGGGAAGATTGATACCCATGGTTCCAGGGATCTCGCCCTGGGCCAACTGAACGTTGGCAGCATTAAAGACAGCCTGTCCAGGGCTGAGATCCTCAGCCTGCTTGTAGGCGTCGGTCCACTCGGAGCCAGAGAACAGTCCGGAGAGATCACCGGAGGTCTGAGCCTTGGCGGACTGGATGAACAAAGTTGAGAGCGGCTGAGATACCGCATTCGAATAGAGCCAGTAAGCGCCGGAAGCCAGCTTGTCTACGGGCCACCAGACGGCTTTGCCGACGGGCTTGACCACATTGTCCTGCACTGTATCCCAGGCGCCACCAGTCACCGAGTTGGCGACATCATCAGCCTTGTCTCCGAAGTTCAGGATGGCACCGAGGAAACCCGAGCGCTTGTTCTGGACTTCCTGCTTCTGGGTGTCGTACTCGGCCTGACGCGCCGCCTGGTCCTGCTGAAGCAGGGTTCCAGGAGCCTGCTGCTGAGCCATGAAGGCAGAGTTCGGTACGTTTGCGGCATCCAAGGCCATTGACGGGTCCTTGTACAGCGCCTGACTGGCGCTGGCCATGTTCGTCTCCCACCAACGCGGCATGGATGACTCCTTACATTCCTAGATTGGACTTCAGTGCTCGCACAAGATTGCGAGCTGAATCGCTAGAGTTGGGCTGGTCTGCCATGTAGATCAGTGCAGTCATCCACGAGACGTTCTTGCTGGCAGACGGATCTTCTGGCGGAGGCGTAAGAGCTTCCATGCCAGCGCCAGGGCCCAGGGCCGCGCCATCGGTTACCGGGGTTTCAGGTTGGGAGGTAGGCTCCCCAAGGCCCACGGCGTCCGGGCGCATGGAGCCCATCAGGGCTCCAATGTCTGCTGGCACTCCAGGAGAGGAGGCCATCGGGGCCGATGACTTCTGGTCCTGGTAGTCGGCGTTCTCGCCGTACTGCGCATTGGGCAGCGTGTTGTTGGCATTGCTGACAGCCTTGTCAGTGCGAGCGCTGAACTGGCCCGGACCGCTAACGGGTGTTCCCATTGATAACCTCCCTGAACTTCTTGTCGTACTGCTTCTGGCTGGCGTGCTGAGCTGCCATCATGGAAGCGCTCGCCAGATAGTCCGCAGTGATCTGTGCGACGTCGCCCACAAAGGCGACGCCTAGGGTCAGAAGGGACCACCTGTCATGTGTCCTCGGCTGAAGCGCATATTCCATGGTGGCCCCTTCGTCTTCCATGTCTTACATCTTCCCCTTGCCGCTCTTGCCGATCAGGGGGGTCTGGTGGGTCGCCCCACCACCACCGGTCATCGGCGTCTGAACGATAACCGTGGAGTCCCACAGCTGGTTGATGTCATCGGTCTGGTGACGCGAGTCGCCCATGGCCTCGGACTCCAGGGGGAGCATGAGGTGCGGGGAGAGGGTCGTGCCCTTCTCGCTCCGCCATGCGTTGTCAGGTCCGTGGTCACCAGCGAACAGGCCGCCAGTCGAAATCAGATCCATCTCGGTACCGCTTGCCATATTTCCTCCTAGATAGCTTGCTGTCGACTGGTCTTAGTCGACATGGTTGCCTGGCCACCAGAAGTCAATCCGGCCAGCGCTGTTTGAAGGTCCATGCCCTGAGGCTGCTGCTGAGCCCCTGGAGCGCCCGTAGGCGCTCCTCCAGGAGCCGGTGGACCACCACCACCCATGAGGGCCTCAAGGGGGTTCTGAGGGGCTTGTGCGCCCTCCTTGGGGGTGAACACCTTCAGGACTGCATCCTGGATGCTCTCACCCTTCTCCCTCAGCTTCAGCATGTCGGCAAGACGCTTGAGCGCCTCGACCGGATCCTGGCCCTGGAGGGCCATCTGCGGGATGGCCTGCGCGTAGCCCATCATGCCCTGCTTGATCGCATCGACCATCTGCTCGTTGTCGATCTGGATCTGCATCTGAGCAACATCGATCTCCATGGGCAGCTGCCGCTGGAAGAAGTCGCGGGAGATGAGCTGATCCCCTCGAAGCTGGAGAAGACCTACAATCGCCCTTGCGGGGTCCTGTCCGGCAGCAAAGCCGTAAGTTACATCGACGGTAGTATCGCCAGCGATATCCTTCTTGGGCTGGTAGGTCTCCTCGAAGGGAGTACCCTGCACCGTTCCGCGAATGGTCCGCTTCTCGTTGGGCCACAGCTTCTCGTCCATCTCGAAGCAGAGTTCGATCGCTCCGGCAAGAGCCTCGGCAAGTACCGACTGGCCGGTGGAGATGACCGTATTGAAGCCGCCCATAAGGGCCTGCACTCCACGGCCGGTGATGACCGAAGCATCCATGTTCCCGGAGCGAGCTTCCGGAGTTCGAGTTCCTACTCGCAACTCCTGCTCAAGCATCGCCCCTTCCTGGAACGCGGCGGAAGGAACATCAATACCTACGCGCCGGATCTTGTCCGGTGAGTCGGTGCGGATAACTGCATCGTCACCGAAGTTCATCTTCTGGACATCACGAGGAACTGCCAGCGGAGCCCGGACTGTCTTCTCCGTGGCCTCCAGCCCCAGCAGCGCCATGCGCGCCTTGGCAAGCTGCACCCAGATGGCGTCGTCATAGGCACCACGAGCCTGGCCGTCATAGCCGGGGCGCTCACCTACCGAGATCATGACCTTGCCCATGGGATTGTCCATGAGCGACACAACAGTGTTGCTATGGGCGGGAAGGTACATGACGATCTGGTCTTCGTCGCAGTACTTGACTACTTCAATCTTCTGGCTCAGCCAGCTCGTGTCGCCCATTGACGTGGCATTCTTGGGCTGGATGACCCGCATCAGGTGCGGGAACTTGGTTACCAGGTGAACGGCTTCCTCGGTCCAGCAGTGACTGAAGCTCTTGACTCGATGGAACATGTCGCGCTCGACATAGGTTCCCAGGGGATTGACCACTCGGATGTGAGGCCGCTTCATCTGGAAGTCCGGCTCTACCGAGTAGATCGTCGTGGCGTATGTTCCGTAGTAGTCGGCTGCAACGACCTGACGTCCGGCCCGTAGGCCGGACTCCTGAATGTAGCTGTTGGCAATCTTGGTTCGCTTGCCGGAGAAGTTCTTGGCCTTCTCGGTCGTCTGCCTGCCAGCGGAGCAGTTGACGCTAGGCATGGCGCCCATGACCTCTGCGGTGTCGCGGGCAGACGTATCGATCAGGTTGGCAACGATCGGGCGGGGCCAGGCGTCCGGCATAGATCCGGGCATGACCCCATCGATGTTGCCGCTTCGGACGTCAGTGACGTCACGGTACCTTTGATCCCGTTCCTTGGAAGCACGCCTTAGAGACTCAACGCGTTGTGAGATAGCTTCGATGGTTCTAGGCATGTCACCTCCTTTAGATTACTTCGGGACCTTGAGTAGGGCCCACGTCTTGGGGCCAGGGATTCCGTTGGCGTCAGCGCCGGACCAGCCCTGCTTTCGCTGGAACCAGGCAACGGCCCGCTTGTCGCTGGCAGTGAACACGGGACCCGGACCGAACCGGTAGCCCTTGTAGCCATTGGCTACCAGCCGCTTGCCCATCTTCGTGATGAGCGAAGAGGTTCGGCCGATGAAGAAGTACTTAGCCCCAGGGAACGGCGCATAGGTCGCCACTGGGGTCGTCGGCTTCGTCGGAGCCTTCCCAGGCTCGAACTGGCCAGACTTGACGAGAGCGTAAAGAGGCTCACCAGGACATGCAGTGGCGTAGCCATCGCGGTGCCCCTTGATCTCCTTACCCGCGCCGCCAGCGCGGAGACGTAGGATCGCCTCCTTCACACCTTCGACGACAACTCCAGGGACGGACTTGTCGTTCGTTCCGAACATGACGCAGATGGAGTAGTGAGCCCGATTAAGAGCCTGGTTTCCGTTCGCCCCGGTCTGGTGTCCAGCGTCACGGCCCGCCAGTACATAGCCGTGGCGACACACGCCCAGGTTGTATGCGATGTCACTGTAGCCCTCCGCCTTGTTCGCTAGGTGAGAGTTGCGAATGCTGGTCCAATGCGCCTTGCAGTGCGAGTGGTCCTGCACAGGTACCGATGTACCTTCGTAGTGAATCTTGCAGCCAAGAGGCTTGTCGACCTGCTTCGGAGCGGCGCTAGCGGGCCATCCGAGGTCGGCCCTGCTGATGAATGTCATCGACCGCTCCAAGTGTCTATGTAGTCGGCAGCCGCCCGTATGCGGGCGGCGTTGTCCTGTAGTAGGCCGATGGCCCGGTTGCAGTTTTCACAGAGAAGTTGACGTACGCACTTGCCGCACGTAACCGTCTTGTGTTCTTCTATTGGACAGCAGGCATGATCGTGATCTACCGCCAGTCGCTTGATTGTCGGGGGCTCCTGGCAGATAGCGCAGACGCCATCCTGAGCAGCAAGCATCTCATCATATCGATTAGCCGAGATGCCGTACTGGCGCCTTAGGGCGTTATCGCGTTCGCAAGCCTTGCATCGTGGACCCAGGCCATCACCGGGCTTACCCTTGCTCTTGGGGAAAAGGGCAGGATCTAGGTAACCCTTGCAGGTGCCGCAGCGACGCTTGCCGTTCTGCCACCATTCAACCTTGACCACCATTACCGCTTCACTCCTAGGTGATCGCAGATAGCTTCTACGAGTCGATTGGTTTCGGTGTCCTCCAAGTAGTCCTTCTGGAGAATCTGTCGGTCCATCTCTGCTGTGCGGTTCTGGCTCATCATGATTACCGGGCCAGTGAAGGCAGCCTCGGCGGACATGAAGAGGTTCGCCAGAACGTAAGGGTATTCGTCCCAGTGGTAGAACCAGGCTACGGTGTTCAGCATGAACCAGGCGGCGAGGAAGATGCCCTGTCCGATGACGAACTTCCAGCTGCCGACTACGGCAGCCAGCTTATCGGCTGCGTTCTGGTCCTTGTTCATGCTAGCCCCACCACTCTCCGTTCCCGTCCTGCATGGCATTCTGGCTTAGGTAATCAAGATCTATCGTGATGTTCCGCTGCTTGTCGCGCTCCGACTGGTACTCATTGCCCAGGTGGAACACCGACTCGATGTTGTTGACCAGTTCACGAGCCTTGGTCTCCGCGAACCACAGTGCCATCACGGTGTCCTGCTTGGCCTTGCTCTGGGGGAACCAGGTGACCAGCTGTTCGACCAGGGCCTTAACGCCCTCCTGCTGACTCCGGCTCGGAAGCCGGATCAGCCCCTTGCCCTCCAGGGCTCCATCGAAGAGCATGGACATCGATGCGACACCGAAGTCGATGTCGTTCTTGTTGGCACCGGTGAAGTGCTCCCGGAGCATCGTGCCGTGGTTGCCGAGGAAGTTTCTCAGGTCCCGGTTCTGGGTGACCATCAGGTTCATCGCGTTCTTCTCGATGACCCACTCGTTCACGTGGTATTTGACTGTCCACTCTTTGATCTTGTCGAAGAGGTCGTCAGGCTTGCAGTTGGGCCGAGTCCATACGTCAAGAACCCACCGCACTCCGGACACACGGTCGACTGCCAGTATGATCGCCGCAGAGTGGCCTGTGATCGCAGGATCAAACCCGCCGATGACATAAAGTCCATCCATGCCGTTGACCCGATGTCCGGGTGCACCTCTCTGCATAAAGCCAGCAGCCCGCATACCGTCGATGGAAGCGTGAACCTTGTCCGGGGGGAAGATCGCATCCGCTGTCACCTGCTCCTGTTGGTAGACCATCGCCCAGTTCTGGGAACTAGACGTAGCTCGCCTACGGGCGAGCGCCTTGCCTGAGTGCCAGGGATAGAGTCCGTCTGCGTTCTTTTCCACCAGACGTCTTGCTCCGAGCGACACCGGGGGTCGGTTGGTCCAGGGTGCGAGAACATGCCAATCGTCAGGGTGGTCAGCGAACTCAAGTACGGCAGGTTGCGTGAGATAGGTCCAGGGGGACTCTTCGTCTTGCCCATACCACTCAGGCTTCTGGATCTCGCTATAGAGTTCCACGGGTGCCAGTCGCGTTCCCACAAGGAGGAGTGTTCCGCCGGGGTAGCTGAGTCGGTTGATGACTTCTCGCTGGATCCAGTCGATCTGCTTCTCGAACTCATGGGCGTTCTTTCCCGTCACGGTGTCATCAAGGATGATCAGGTCTGCTCGGTTACCGTAGATCTGGCCATTCATGCCGAGAGCCTGCACGGTCGGGGTAGCTTCACCCGAGTCTCGGCTCTC